AGTAGAACGTGCTGCCGGGGCTACAACACTTGATGACTTTTTAGCTGGAGTCGTTGTCTGGCGTGCTTCTTCACCGAATAAATCAGGGAAGGTGCTTTTTACGCGACCATTAATAGTCGAAAAGTATTCGTCGGATTGCGGGTCGATGCCCGAGTTGACTAGTTTTTGATGCAGCCCTAGTGCGAAGCTGGTATGTTCTTCAAATCCTGGAGCCCCGAACCACTGGTTTTGTGCCTGCCAGCGCAGTGTTTTTTCGTCGGGCTGCACCGCTTGAGGTGCTTGCTGATACTGTTTTACAGGAGTTTCATCTGTTTGTAAAGCACTTGGACGAAAATTCTTTGCAGCTTCGATCTTAAACTTAGCTTCTGTCATCGCTTCTTGTGCGGCAATGATAGCATCGGTATCAAACGCGTCTTGGGCAGCTTTGTAATTACGCCGCGCCATTTCCATTTGTCCTTCTGCAGCAGCTTTCAGGGTTACTGAATACTCCTGAGTACCGTTGTTCACGTACTGTTTAAGCTTGTTGTTTTCATCCAACAAGTTCTGGGCCATACGTTCCAGTTCTTCACGCTCACGCTGAATCTGCTCTTTAGCCCGACGTTCGTCGTGCCGAGCATGGGTCAACTCTTGAATGCGCTTCTTGACGCCTTCGGAATAGTTTTCGATTTCGTCTTCTGTTGGGTCAACGACTTCTTTTTCTAAAGGCTTGCGGTTCTGGTCTTTTGCAGGGGTATCGTCAACAACTTCAATTTCAAAGTCATCTTCTTGCGCTGCAGCAGTAACCTTTTCCGCTTCGATTTCATCTGGGAATTTAAATGCCATGGTCTTGCTCCTTATGCTCTAGTAATGCCGCGAGGGTCAGCGACAACTGCTTCGACTTGATCGTCATTAATAAGACGAAACTCTTTGCCATAGATCTTCAATCGTGTACCGGCATATGCCCGGACAACAACGAAGTCACCTGCTTTACACCAAGGGCCGCTTGTAAATTTGGCTTTGTCGCCATAAGCATCTGGGCCCACTTTAACCACAAATAGTACCGTGGTAGAATGTTCTTCTTGGCGCGCATACTCAGAAGCCTTGAGCAACATACTACCGGCAATCTTTTCTGATACGTCAGGGACTACACACAGTAACTTGTACCCAGAAGGCTCGGGCAACATCGTTGCTTTTTCTTCGTCGGTATCAGTTGCTTCAGGGGCCACTTGTGGCTGTATCTGACGTGGGAGGGTTAAACCCGGTGGCAAAATCAAATTACTCATCATCTTCCTCTATGTTTTTAGCAAGGTCTTTAATATACTGCTCTGCGATAGCTAGACCGTGGATAACTCCGCAAAGTTTTTGGTACTCTTCAAAATTTTTACAGTTGCCGCCTGCAATATCGTCGGCATAGTTGTTCATATCTTTTCGGATAGAACTTATTAGTACTCGGGCAAAGTGATCAATCATTTTGCTTCCTTAGGTTGCTTAGGTTGCTTAGGTTGCTTAGGCTGACTTTGGGCTTTTGCATCTGCTGCCATCTGTGCTTCTTGTAGTGCAGACTCTTTCTTGTGCTTGGCAATTTCTAAGCCCGTACGCAACCCTGCTTGGCTATTTTGGGACGCTTGCTGATGTTTTGAGCGCTGTACATCAACCCCTACCTTCATTGCGCCGAGCTGCAAGTTACCCTTAGTCTTCTCTTGATCCAGTGCCAGCTTGTCAGTATGTACTTTAAGGCTATTCTGCATCTTCTGAATCTCAATCTGTGTCTGTGCTGTTGCTTGCTGCTGCTTGATCTGTACTTCTTGCTGTTTAATATGTAGCTCTTGCTGACGTAACTGTAGCTCTTGCTGTTGCATCTGTACCACAGGATCTTGCTGAGACTGTTGGGCTTGCTGCTGTGCGGCTTCTTGTTGATGCTGCTGTAATAGCTGCTGTGCGGCTTTTGCCATCATTGCTGAAAGGGCGACTTCCACTTGTGGTGGCATTGCTTCGCCTTGTTGTGGTAACGGTGTGCCCATTTGCTGTGCGATAAGATTGCGGTACTCCATCGCCGTATGCTCGGCCAGATGCGCCTGTGCAGCGGCCATAATCATTGGTGCTTGTGGGTTCTGCCCGATCATCGCTTGAATCTTAGGGTCTTGCATAGCAGCTTGGTGTACGGCGATGTGCGACACATGATCTTGTATCTGGAATGCTTTTACTGGGATACCTTGCAAGATGTTTGCATTTTCCGATACGGGGTCTGTTTGCTTTTGATCATCTGTCATAGGGATCAGTTTATCTGGGTTTTTAATACCCAGTACGTCCAGCATACGGCGGTGCAGCTCCGGCAGGTTATAAATCTGTGGGGCCATCTGTGCCATTTGAATAACAGCTTGGTACTGAACGACGCGTTGACTCATGGTCGCTGCATTTGGATCGCTGACAGGAATGATGTCAGTATGTTTAAAGTCTTCCTTCTTGGACTTGCGGCTACCTTTTTCAGGATCGAAGTCGTAGTCTTCCGGGGAGTCTTCTGCAATAATCTCAGCCAGCAGTTGTAGTTCTTGTTTAAACGCGTAGTGGATGCGGGCTTGTACTGCCGTCATTACTTTAAGTTGACGTTCCAACAGCGCCAGCGTTGTACCTACTGGTGCCTGCGCTGACATATCACTAACCTTCATATCGGCAGTAGCAGCGAAGCGACGACCTTCTTCAACGATGTTATTTAGTAACGTGTACAGCGTTTGACTTGGCTCTTTATATGGCAGTGGAAGAATATTATCGCGCAACGCACCTGAACTAATGTCAACGTCGCGGAACTCCCCAGGAGCAATCGGGGTATCATCTCCTTTAATACGAAGGCCCCGTGATTTAAGCCCGCCTGGAAGATTAGATAGTGTACCCGCGTCGATCAACTGGCGCATGATACTTGTTGCTGACTTAGCAAAACCACCGATCAAATGGAATAGCCCGAAGCCATACGCACCGAAGCCTGGGATGTACTGGTAGTGTACGAAGTGCTGACGTTTAAGTTTGAGGGGATCTTCTTCGCGCCAGTTACGGCGGATAGCAAGAATCTGTCCGGTACCTTCCATTACAGTAACGACATAGGGCAAGGCGATACCTGTTTCTTCCCCCTCAGAATCTTTGTCTTCGTAGCCTGGGAGGTCTAAGTCAACTAGGGTTTCATATAAAGTATAGCGGTCATCGTTAATGTCGTTAAAGCCTGTCTCTTGATCTTTGGCTTTTTGAATCTCGTCCGACATCTTTGTTGGTTCTGGCAAATCGTCGTCATCGTAGAAGCCACTGCGCTGGAGCTTTAAAATATCATTCTTGGTCATACGCATACGATGCGTTACGCGGTGGCATGTACGTTGATCTGTACAGCCGTATGGCAAGATAACATCCTCTGCTGGGATGAACATGGAGACTTGTCGCCCCATGCGTGGGTCTTTGTAGACTTTCTTAAACGCCGAACCTGCAGCGGGCAAGCTCCATAGCATACGTTCTTGCTCAGGTCGAAACTCTGGCATCTTCTCAACGAGCTCGTAGTTCATATCTTCTTCGACACGCGCTGCAGCATCTTTCTTTTCTTGGGACTCTTTACCCCAGATGGCTGTGCGCACGGGGCCGGAGGCTGGGAACATCTCGGTGATCGTCTCACTTTGAAAGCGAACTACCGCTTCGGTGATCATTGGGTGGAACACGCCAGATGCGCCATTCCAAGGCTCGGTACGCTCTTCGTACTGCAAACCCATGAGTTTTAGGCCCATTACATAGGCTTTTTCCCAGTCTTTTCGGCTATTTTTGTCGTTACTAATGTCTTCTAACAGGTCATGGCCAAGCGATTGAAGCTTGTTATCTTCGATAAAATCAACCAAATTAGCTGCAAAATCATCGCCTTCGTCAGGGATAATCTCAATTTCAGTGTCACCATGCTTAATATTGATGGCTTTTGGGTCGATCACTTCTATCTCTAGTGTGTCATCGTCCGTTTGATCCATGCCTTTAGGCGCTTGGTATGATGCTTTATCAAAATTAGTAGCCATTAATAGTATCCTCGGTGCTGCCGTTTAAAGTATGTAGGTTCTTCTGGTTCATCATTGCTTGTGCCAATTAGCCCCCCTTGTCGTAGCCTTGATAACGCCAAAGACACGCAATCCACAAAGTCGTCGTGGCTTCCCATAGGATATTCGGCAACTTCTTCAATTACTTCTCGTGCCCATCGTGTGTCTGGTGCCCACACTCTACCAGAACTAAATAGGTCTGCGATAGCATTTAAGCGAACTGTTTTATCATTTCCTCGGCTAGGGCTAAATTCTTGTACCAAAATGCCTGTTCTACGTAGTTCTTGGATCAAGGGTGCGCCCGAAGCTTTCTTTTCTACGATCAAACAGTCTGGTTCCCATTCCTTGTACTGTTTCAGCGCGGAGGATTTCAGTTCGGGGAACTCCATGCGTTCTTTAAAAGCATCTAGTAATATAACATGATGCTCATTGCCTTCTTCTTCATTTACCCAAACGCCCCACGTAGTACATGCAGAATAGTCGGCGCTATTAGATACTTCATGTGCAGTATCCCATGTTTGAATACAGAAGTCATACGCTGGAGGTTTAGCTCCCTCCCATATACGCCACAACTTCCTAGAAATAATAGCCGCGTTGTTGCTCGTAGGATTCTGCATGTACTGCGCGTTCCAGTATTGCGGATCAATACTAGACTTCGTTGCTTTAAGCTGGGCAAGTGGCCATTGCTCTGGCCACAAAGACTTTTCATCCTCTGTGCCCTCATTAAGTATTGCGGGTAACTCTACGATCTCCCACTGAGGAGAGTTAGGGTTCTTTGTCTGGTACTCAATAATACGCCCGGTCAGATCTAGCTTACCCCAGCGCGTCATAATAACAATGATCGCACCGCCCGGCATTAACCGTTGTAGTGGGCCAGTTTGAAACCAAGACCATGCGCTATCGAAGGCGAGCTTACTGTTGGCTTTTACATCTTGTTCTGAATGTGGGTCATCAATAACGAAAAGATCAGCGCCACGGCCAGCCAAGGCACCTCCAACCCCGGCTGCGTAATACTGTCCACCCAAGCTTGTAGACCATTTACCAGCCGCTTTTTGATCGCTAGCAACTTGTGTTCTAGGAAATACCTTAGCATATTCTTCTCCTTCGACTAGGTTACGGATGCGCCGCCCAAAATCTTCTGACAAACCGGCAGTATGTGTGCCCATCAAAATCTTTTTATCTGGGAACTTGCCTAAGAAGTATGCGGGGAATAGGTATGACGAAAACTCAGACTTACCCATCCGTGGTGCGATATTAATAATTACTCGTTTTTTCTTACCTTCAATAACGTCGGTGAATATCTTTGCTAGCTTACGATGGTGTGGCCCGATCTTAAACCCTGGGTACACTTCTGTTGCAAAGCCGAGCATGTTGTTTTGTGCGGCACTTAGGCGCGCACGTTTTTCACGCACGTCTAAATCTTCTAGCAGCTCGATTTTATCGGCAGTACTCATTGAGGGCAGCGCTAGTTGAATAGCGGCAATCTCTTTGGGGGTTAGCGTTGTGAACTCAGATATGTTCATCAGGGCTTTCTAGTGGCGTTTCGTTCGCAGGATACTCGATAACGTCTTGGGCGTCTATAACGTCAACCACTTTCATAAAGCTATGTAGCTTGGCTTTGATGCGCTGCTCGATGTCATCGTCGGACAACTCCGCTTGTTTGACTTCTATCTTATCGGTGAAGAGCCCGATTTCTGTAACTTTACCGAGGGCTGTTAGCGCCTTGATGCGGATGTTAGCGTTGGAGTTTTTTGTTTCTTCTAAGAGCTGTGCAACACAATAGCCTCTAATCTCTTGGGCTTGATGGATGAACTCCCAGTCAAACGCGGTCAACATCCCTACTAAATGCTGCACAGCCGCAGGACTCTTTATCTCTGCGATGGTTTCTTTAGTTACCGCTTGAGGTGCGGCGTTGATAATATTTGTAAAAGACTGGCGCGCTGCTTCAATCTGAGCGCTATCTACAATCTCTTTGGTGGTGGACACGTCAATTTCTTTTAACCAGTCTACTACTTTTACTTTGGCGTCAATAGTCTCCGCCACCGTTGCTTTTGCAAGTGGTCGAAAAGTTTCTTCGACGTAATCTACGTCGGGCTCAAAGTCAATTAAGTGATCTAGCATTGCGCGTGGTTATTCCATTAAAGGTTGCGTCCCTCGAAGCCCTATAGTACACTACTCTTTAGCAACTACGCAAGATATCGTGTTTTGCTTCTCCTTTGGGGTGGTTACAGCCACGTCACTTTTCCCGCACACCTCGGTTTTGCGGGATTTTTTTTATAATTTTTTTGGGTGGGGCTCATTATTTGAGCCTGGGGGTAGCTCTGCTGTTGTGGTTTTAATAAGATCTACTGCTACTCATGTAGCTTTTTTGGACTTTTGTAACCATGTTGCCATAAAGATAACTGAGTTTGCTCTGTGCGGTTGTAAAACAGTGTTCCAGTCCAGCGAGCTGAGGCATGGGACATTGTGGGGGATGGGGGTACGGTGGTGTTGTGATAACCCAAAATACGCTGTTTTCCGCCGGGATTTGAGCCGCAGAGTACCCGCACAGGGCCCAGCTATACCGTTGACTATCTACCGCAAGGTGTCGTTTTGTATACTGGCTCCACTTAATGCAATACCGCATTGAGGCCACTTAGGGAACCGCCATGCAAACCACTACTAAATCAAACGTAATCACTTCCACTCTTGACGCCATTTCTGCCCATGCCCTTATCGCAACCCTGCCTAAGCTACCGAAAGCATCTAGCTTGCCTAAGACTGTTAAGCCTGTTAAGCCTGTTAAGCCTGCTGTGCCGGTCACTATTGCAGCATGGCGCATTGCCTTGGATACTCAGGTTGCCGCGTTTTGTGTCGGTTCTGAAACACTTGACGGCTTGATGGATCAGATTAAACTGAGTATCACAGGACAAGCACGTGATGACGTACGCTCGGCCTTGTTGCACGCTGTGTCAGTTCACTATAAGGTTGCCTTAGTCTTGACAAAATCGCCTAAAAAATCGGAGGCGGGCAAGATGGTTTTAGATAGTGCAAGCGTATCGTATGAGCGAGCAAACAAGCGTCTACAGCGTCTTGTAATGGCGGTATTACCGGCGGAAATTAAATTGGACGAAACCGATGATATCGAAGAAGGCGAAGAGCTTTGCAAAAAAGAAGACGCCCCTATCAGTGCGCAACAGAAAGCAGTCATAACCGCTATTGACCTAGCGGTAAGCCTAGCCGGTTTTACTGATACTAAGAAGGATAAAGCGCTATTAATCGCGGCTCTTAAGATGTCGATTGCCGCGTACAAGTAACCCACTAGTACCCGGACAATTTGTCCGGGTACTCCCTAACGAAGCGCCTTAGCACCCCTTCACCCCCGACCTGTTCGGGGTTATTTTTTCGCCTAAATTTTGAGTGGTTTTAGTACCCGGACAATTTGTCCGGCTTATTAGCGCAGTAAGGCAAAGAGAACGGGTGTCATCGCGTACG